TATATTTTTCTGATCTTCTATAAACATTATGATCTTTAATTCTTAACCATTTAATAGGTTGGTTAATTTGTAGTTTTGTTCTAAAATATTCTTTAGTCCACTTCATAATTTCTCTTAAATTACTTTTAGCAACTGTTTCAATGTGCCAAACATTATCTCCACAGTTCCATTCATTAGGTTTTAATTTGCCAGTAAGTTTAAATCTTTGTTCAACAGTATCACTAAGAAAAGCCCAGTTAGTAAATCCTACATCTTGATTTCCTATTCTATGAATTTGGTATTGATCTAAGTTTAAAGATGGAGTTATCATCTTAACTAAATCTTCATAAGTGTATTGGTCAAATTTAGGAAACTGTCTATATAAATGAACTACTCTATATAAATCAGTCATTAAGCTGAACCCCACTTAATTTTTTGAGCAGTCTTACTTGCAAACTCCATTCCTTTGTCATTAGGGAAATATAATTTCTGTGAGTTCTCGGCAGTTCTTCTTCCTGAAGTCTTTTCAAAATCTGCCCAATGAGAAGATATAATAATATTAACAGATGAAGTTGTTGCGTTTTCTTCTAATGTAAAACTAGATATTCTTCCATCAAATAATAAAAATGGGTCAGCTATTAATGCCTGACTATCATTTAAGAAACCTCTATAAACTTTTGCAGGTTTGTTCATGTAATTATTGTTTAACAATAAAGAAATGATTGTTAAATCTGCACCTGAGAATTTAAGTGATAATGTATTTACTGAAACATCAACTGTTTCTTGAACTTCAGAACTTCCTAAAAATAAAGATGAAGCTGTATAAGTGTTTCCATCATAAGTTAAATCTTTATAATGATCTGTGTAATAAGTTCCAGTAGATATTCCTAGATAAACAAGTTCTACTGGATTAAGTTTATTAGTTGCTATCTCGGCTATGACTCCAGCAGTTAATGATCTTGTCATTACAGTACCTCTATTAAATCAATTTCGTATTGAAAGTAGTTTTCTGTACCGATAGTAAATTCTTGAATATCTCCAGTTAGTCCAACTGTAAAATCTACATTGTCATAAATGATTACTGCATTATCAGCTACGTTTGATCTTAATGGTGGTTCAAAAGTTAATGTTCCTGCACCAGAACCACTTGAATCAACATCAGCTACACACATATAAACTTTTGCTTGTCCAGTAAATCTAAAGAAGTCTCCAGCTTTAAGTACACCAGTTAAATTGTTTCCCATACCATCTATTGAGCAAGAAGTAGCACCAGCACTAATAGCACCTGCTAATGAAATAACTGTACTAGCAGAACCTAAAGCATCATCAATAGTTGGTGGAGTATATTGGAATGATTCCATTTGTGATCTTTGTTTCATTATGAAAGCAAGTATAGGTGCAAACTCAGTTCTAGTCATAACTGGAAATCTAAGTCTTAATCTAAATTTTTGTCCATCAATTTGTCTTGCTTGTCGTCTCCCAGATGCAGTTGTAGTTACAATAGTATTTTGATTTGTGCTTATCGCTACATCTCTAGGTGCTGGACTTGAAGGGAATGTGCCACTCATACTACGTTAGATTTTCCTTTTTGATTAGCACCCTGATTAACTAAGTTAATTATGGTTGCTCTATTATCAATTAATAATTCTTTAATACCTCTAACATCATTTGCTTGAATATTAAATGTTATATTCATTCCACTTGCACCCATATCGTGATTAGGTACAATAGTTCCACTTGTTTGGGGTACAAATAATTCTCTACCACGTTCTCCGACTGTGATTGGCATACCACCTCTAACTGCACCACCTTCTGCCATTCCTACATAAGTATCTGGTATTCCACCAATGTCAGGATTAAATCCACCACCACCACCACCGAATGCACTCATTCCAATTTTAACTAATGAACTTAAAAAACCACCACCACCACCACCTATTGAACTAAAAAATGCTTGTTGTTGTTTCTCAATAGTAATTGCTTTGTTTAAAGCTAATTCTAAACCTAAATTTATAATTGATTTTAATTGTGCAGTTAATAAATCTATTAATATAGATTGAATTATGCTTTTGAAAGTTGATTGTAAACTTTTACCTAAAACAATACTTTCAGCTATACCTTTTGATACATCTCCAACTGCTTTTGCCAATCCTTCTCCGATAGTTTGTTCTAAAGTTTTAGTTGTTGTGTTTAAAGCATCAAAAGATTCTTTAATCTTTGCAAAAAAACCACTTAATTTTTCTGTGCTATTTTTAGATTTATCAATAGAAGCTTCTATTTGTTTTTGAATATCTAATCTTTTTTTTGCTTGTTCATTTAATAGTTTATCTAAATCAAATTGTTCTACCAATGTTGAATTTTGATTTTCTAAAGTTCCTTCTCCATCTTTTGATATATCGTTGCCTAATTTTCTAAGATCATTTAATCTTCTTAAAAAATCACCAATAATAATTGCTATTACTTTACCTCTAGTTCCAAGTAATAAAAATCCTAAAATACCTATTTCTCCTACAACTGGTGGGAATTGTTTTCTTAAATCATCTAATGCTTTAATAGAATCTACTATTAAGATAAATGGTTCTTTTACTAATGTTAATAATCTTGCAGAAAAACTAGCGAATGTTTTTATTCCTTCTATTAAACCTACTGTAAAATCTTTAACAATTTTTGCTAATAATTCAGGATTGTTTCTTATAAAGTTTGTAAATACATTTGTAAGATCAGCAAAAAAATCTAGTAATCCAGCTTGTGCAACTGACTCTTGTATATTTTTAAATGAATTTCTAAATCTATTTGAAGCACCAGCAAAAGTATTAGCAAATGCTTCACTAGCATTTTCAAACTCTCCACCTTTGCCAAATTTCTTTAAAAATAGTCTTACTATTTCATCTGATGAGACTTTAATTCCTTCTGATAATCCTAAAAATTCTTGTAAATTTTTTCTTTTAAGTTCTCTAGCACCATCAATTCCAGTTCTTGATAAAGATGAAAATTCTCTTGATACTGTTTCAATATCTATGCCTAAAGCAATAGAGGCATTTTGTATAGCAGTAAGATTAGATATTAATTCACCACTATTTTTAGAAAAAGTAATAACTGTTTCTGATGCTTTTTCTATTGAGTCAGATTGTAATGGACTAGAAGCTATGAATTTTTGTAATGCTTCAAATGATTTTTTTCCTTCATCTACTGAAGGCGATAATAATAAAAATTGATTTCTTAATTTTTCTGCTTGTGAACCTACATTTAAGATTCCTTTTATACCAGCACCAACTCCAATTCCTATAAGTGCATTTCGTAAATTGAATATTGAGTTCTTAACTTCTGTAAATGCTTTTGTGGCATTGTCTATGACATTAAGTTTTATATTTAGTTGCTGATCTGCCATAATTTAGTTTCTCACGTTCTGCCTTCACTTTAAAGTAAGCTATCCAATAATAAAATTCGTCTTGTGTCATACACAAAACTTCTTCCATACTAAGTTTTAACTCTTGACCCAAAGCAAGTATGGAATACAACTCAGAATCAAATCTTACTTTTTTTCAGCTTCCTCGTAAGAAACACCAGCTAACATAGCTGTCGCTACTCTAGCTATAACATTTGCATCAGCATTATTCAATAATGTTAGCTTATCATCTAGCTTAAATATTTTATTTCCTTCTGAGTCTTTTGCTTTAAGAACGATTGCATCTACTAATACTCCTAGATCATCATTCTTAGCACCTTTAAATAGGTTTCTTTTTTCACCTAATGTAAATGGTGAGCAATATATTATTAAAGGTTTGCCTTCCTCGCCCCACTCAGCAACCTCAATCTTTTTAATTCCTAAAGATTCAAATTGTGCCTTCACTCTATCTATTACGTTCATATCTTCCTTTTCTAATTAATTATTGTGTTGATAATGATAATGCACCAGTACCAGTAAATGTTAATTCAGCTTCTACCATTCCATCAAAAGATGCTGATATATTATAAGCAGTTACTATTGCAGTTCCTTCATAAAATTTATCTCCAGTACTTGCACCTTCTGGGAAAACTTTAATTGTTATTGAACCACCTACAACTAGTAAAATTTGTCCTGCATCAGCTTCATCAAAAAATAATGATGCTGAACCAGAAAAACCTTTTAAACCAGCTTTATAAGTTCTTGTTGTATCACCTAATGAAGTATCTTCAATAGTGTCAGATGTTTGCTCTAAAGTATAACTTCTAAGTTCGCCAAGAGTTGTTGTGCCAACTTTTATTACACCTTCTGAGCCAGTATGTGTTGCCATGTTTGTTTCCTTGTTTGTTTATGTTAAGGAGTGCCAGAAGTGTATTGATACATAACTCGCACCACCATTCTGATACCACCTATTGGGAATAAAACTCCCTCATCAGTAGATACTTCTACTACTTGAGTTTGTTTTGCATACCCACCTCGTGTTCTATCAGAATTTAGTCTTGTTTCAATCGTTGTAATTAACTCGTTTCTTTTTGTGTCAATATTTGTTGGAGTTCCTTTAACATAACCAACGATTACATAATCTGCTACTGCTTCTCTTAATGCACTTGTAAAACTTATTGTTTGATCTGATCTGGTTTCATTACCAGATTGTACGAAACAAGCTGGATATTGTTGTTCAGATAACTCATCAACATTAAAAGGTTCTCTAGTAACCTTCTTTAAAGTTATAGGAGATGTACCAGTTGAAATTGCTGTAATAATATTAGATGCTATATCTTCTCTTTTACTCATATCTTGCTAAGTTTGTTATAAGTTTGCATAAATACATTCATAATAGGTTGTATCTCTCT